AAGTATTCTGATGGGATGTCTGGGTTCATTTTCATTACTTTAGTTTTCTTGAATGTTTTAGATACGGAATCATATCTACTAGCAGACTCAAATAATTTACTGGTCATAGCACTTGCTTCGGTATCGGACATTTGCCCCAGGTAGTCCTTGAAGAATGCTTGAACAGTATCTGAATCCTGTTTTAGTTTAAGAGACGGATTTCCTTTGAGGTCGTATATCAAATCAGCATTATGTGTAATACCGTATAATTCTGGATTGGGTATAAACCCATCTTTCATATCGGTTGACATTGCAACTAATTTTTGTGGTACTTGAAGGTATGCGGGTACTACACCATTATATCTTAATGATAAGGTATTAGCTGTAACAGGTGGCCGTACTAATTGTTTAGGCAGCGGTACTGGTGTTGCAACAGGAACATTTCCATTATAACGTAAGCTTTTTAACGCTGTACCATAAGCAGTTGGTGCTTGTGGCTTAGGGACATAAGGCAACACAGGACGTGGTGTTGGTGTATCCGTCCCGTGTTTACCATACGTTGTAAAATGAAATCTGCCTCGTGCTGTCATATAGTTACCTTCTACGATTAAGTGCTGCGGCTACTTTAGCTTCGGCTGCTTTTTTAGCATCGGACTTGGATTTACTCCAAGCGCCGCCTTTGCCACCTGCCATACCACCACCAGATGTACCGGATGTAGTATCAGAGATATGTCTAAGTCTTGCTTTTTCTTTAGCTGCCTTTGCTGCTTTATCTGCTTTGGCCTTAGCATCTGCCTTGGCTTTAGCTGCTTTAGTTGCGGCTGCCTTTTTTTCAGCAGCAATTTGTGTTGCAGACTTACCTGGTTTAGTGTTGTTAACAGGTTTAGTTGTAACCTTAGTACCTGTTTTAGTACCACTGGATCCAGACCCGGAACCGCCACTACCAGAGTTACCAGAGCCACCTGCTTTTGAACCATCGTATCCGGGCCAGAATAGGCTGGCTAAGGCCTGTAAACCTGTCGAAGCATAAGTTGCATCAGATGCATACTTCTCCCCGGCTAAGGTGGATTGCTGGCCTTTGGCCGCGTTAGATGTAGTAATGGCTGTTGAACCATTTAATGATCTAGCTGCTTGTTCTTGCAAGGCGATATTTTGTAGGTTCTGCAAACCAGCATTTAGATTATTGTCTTGTTGCATTCCCAAACCAAGAGCTGCTTGTAATGCTGTAGCATTTGCCGCACCTTCAGTTGCACCGTTTTGTACGTTACCTGCTAGGGTATTTCGCATACCTCCAACAATCGCATTACGATCGCCAATCAGTGAGTTCTCAACTCGTGCTTGGTCTTGCAAACCCTGGCGTCTTTGTATTTTAAAAGCGTCATTGGTTGCTTGATCCAATAGTGTCTTAATGTCTGCACGACTTGTTAAGAATCCCATCGGATTGCTCGTATCTATTTTGGGAGCTTGTGCCGCTTTCGCAACTGCATTTCGTCCTTGGTTTACATTGACTCCTTTGCTGGAGTTTTTGTAAAGGTTGGCGAATGCATCATTAACGCCAGTGTATGTCATATCAGACCTCCTCTATTGATATTGTATCAATATTGTAATTTAATTGCAAGTTCTTAATCCTCCATAAAAACGATATCTATAATATGATTTGAAGAGTTAACGAATATTATTTTAAAATCATATTTGGTGTAAGCCTCTTCAGTACTGAAAATGAATTGAGCAGTATCTGATTTAGCTGAGTTCCATGTTCGTTCACCCATATAAACCCAGGCATCTGCGCCCAATGTACTTCGTACTTGCGCATCAGGTGCTCGGAAGAAGTATAATTTTGTGCCATTGGCTATACTTCGTTTTGGGTCGAATCTGAACTTAGTGGGAATTGTTCCGATCTTAACTATCTCAAAAGCATAATCATTAGTCCATACATTTGTAGTATACAGTTGATGTTCTGCCCCATTTGAGAAATTAAGGGAACATAGAATATCGTAATGTGTATTTGGTTTTAAATGTGGTCGGCTATTAAACCACTTCGTAGTAATAGCGAGGGATCCAATAGGCAATGTCGTTAAACTATCAGAAAAGAATATCCAAGATTCTGTTCCGTGAATACGATAATACCAACGAAATGTATGAATCGTTTTAGGATTAGGCGTTAACCCAATCAATCGAGTATACAATCCATCATGATATACGTTTCCGATTTCTATACTAATTGCCATATCGATCTCCTTATGTGATATGTCGGCCGTAATCGGCTTCATCATTTAAACGATTTTGAGTTTCTTCGTAGGTGGGCTCTAATGGTAGATCAATGGTTCTGTCATATCGATCTTTAACTACACCATTCCATCTTCGAACTTCTTGGTATTCGTGCATTAATTTAATTAACCATTCACGTTCTTGTTCTGGTAGACAACGGTTTATCTGAGCAATCTCGCAACGATGTATAATTGAGTTACCTAGGATAACACACATTGTACTATCGTTTCGGCACCCAAGATGGAACCAACGTATAAGTGCAAGTTTCATCCTCTTACTATATTTAATAAGTAAAAGTATTGATCCGAAGAATCCTGTAAGTGCGACAACAACAGATATAATAATTTGACCTATTTGAGTGACGTCTAGTGTTGTTGGTTCCATATCTCTGCCCTCCATTGATGCTTAGATTGTACCCCGGCTATTGGGATTATTGACGATACCTAATAGGATCAAAATTCCAAACAGTGATGTTAGGATATCATTGAGCTGGTCACCAATATCAAAACCCCAAAACTGTTGAACGATCAAAGCAACGAAGGATGCGATGGCAGCCCATAGTGGCCATGACTTAAATTTTTTTAACCAGTTAATTTTAGTTGATTCTTTCATAATAGACCTCCTTATTTTGCGTAAACTTTTTTACCATCAGTTGATCTGAGGGCTATCCACTGATCTAACACCCAGTCAATTCGTCCCCAGACATAACCATCTTGGACATACTGCTCAAAGATTTCTATGGGGCCGAGGTCTATATAACCAAGGGCTTTGCCTTTGACACTATGGCCTTGACGTATATGTAGATCAGAAACAATAACTTTTTTTGTGGGATACTTAGGTGGGATAAATGTTAGATAAAGGCCGTACACTGGATTGAGCGCAATTCGTCTTGGATCTCCCATAGGATAATTCGAAACTTCGAAATGCATGTGAGATTTATATGAACCAAGTGCTTTACCGGAACCACCTTGAACACCAAATTGTTTACCAGCAGCAATTCGCTGACCTTCGGTTACACTACAACTAGAGAGATGTTGGAACCAGAAATATTTCTTACCTATTTTGATTTCAACTTCTCTACCTCGGTCATTCAACATAGATGTCTGGGCGTGTGTAACAATACCATTCCATGGTGAATAGACTTTAGGAGACTCTGTTCCGGCAATGTCCCAATCTTCACCAGCATGTTTTCGAGCACCACCATCTCTGGGTGTGCCATATGCTGAGGTGAGGACACCTCCAGTTCGTTTATAAACTTTATCAATTAATGTTTTTCGTGTGATCATATTGATCTCCTTTCTAAACTATTTGAAATACACCAGCAATATAGACATTATATGCTGACCCAGCCGCAATAATCTTTGGTTGGACTTTTAAATCTGCTCCTGCTGTTGTCGTTACAAAATAAGCATCTATAAGTCCTGTATATGCGGATGGTCTAGTAGCTTTAAGCGGTTGCGTTGGTATTGTGTGTCCAGTAGGCTTAACAATAGAACCTATTGTGTACTCGGTATTAACGGTCCATCCAGCTGTTCCAACCTCTAAAAAGAGTTTGATATACCCAATATTCAATGCCGGCCAATAATAAACAACTCGTGTTTTTGTCGCCTGAACTACTATAGTCGCGGTTGACACGAAAGTAAAAACAGGGGCGATATCAGTAAGTTTCGATAAAATAAAATTGACCAGATCAATAAGAAATATCCTTTTGGTTTTATTAATTGGAATGCCATTGACTGTTTCTAGATCCGTTGAGTCACCAATTACAATATTATCTCCGTCATGGGGGGAAGCTAATGCTGGTGCCCCTGATTGCATAAATACTTTGATATCTGTCCACAGTCTTGTTATTTGTACTAATTCAATAAATTTCTTAGCCATGTGTTACTCCTATATTACAAGTGCGTCGATGTCAGCATTAGTCGCCCAAGCACCTGCAATCATTACACCTGCGGTGTCGGTGATAATTGGTAAATCAATAGTTGTTCCAATTGCACCAACACTGGTGACATTACCATGAGCATGTGTGTTTGGTGCATAAGTACCTGTATGAAGATGGTCTCCTGCGGCAACCGTACCTGCTATGGTGCCAACTGCTAACCACGCGGCAGCTCCTAGATCCGTGAACCATTTCAGAATCTTACCAAGTGATACCGCTAAGGTTTCACCAGTTACAAGATTCGTTGTATGGTTGGCTGCTGCTGAAAATGTATTAACTACGTTGGAACCGTCTCCAGTTTTAACTAAGATATTAGCGGCAGCAATTCCAGAATCTTCGATAGATTTACCTGTGATTCCGTTGAATTGAACTAGGTTGTGGTCTACTGACGAAGCAGGACCAGCAATAGCACCATCAATGTTGGTCTGAACAAATGTCCAGTCACCATTCAAATTACCGGTTCCGGTTCTTGCGACAATAGCGATAATCAGATCGCCCGGCTCGAGTACGGCTCCGGCCCATGTTCCGGCTGTAATCACTTTGTAGGTGTCGCCAACCGCATAGGTTGTCGGAACTGCTGTGACTGTCCCGGCTGTGCCAAGTGTACCTTTATAAACCATTCCGTTAGCGGCTGAGAAAAAACCACTAAGATATGTTTTTAATTCAGCAAAGGTAACTCGTTTAATCTTTTTGACAGATGCTGTGCCATTAATCGTTTCCGTATCAGCAGCATCTATGATTAAGAATGAGTCAGTGTCTGTGAGAGCTCCACTGAGTTTAACGGCTTTTGTAGCAAGATCAATTCTGATCTTTCCAAAGGCTCTAGTTAAATTGTCTAAACTTACGAATTTCATTTGATATACCTCCTAAAATTCTATGGTATCGATCTCTGCATTTGAGTATGCATAATCGACTTCGCCTGTACCTGGTGGAACTTCATCCAATACATTATTAATGAGTTCCTGGATTGTAAGTTCCTGTTCACCATCAGGTTGGGCACGGTTGACTATTTTTAATGTTCGTGCCATAATGCCCTCCTTATAGACCGCCCCAACTTTCTGTTGCGAAACGTCTCCATGTGTTTGTTAAAACACAGATATAGATATAGCCATAATCAAAACAGATCTCACCAACGGTTCCCGGATCAAAGGAATTTTCAATGGTCTTAAAAGGAATAATCGGAGGACTTAATTCAAGTTGATTGAATGCATCAACAATGGCCAGGATTGTTTCAGAGTTTTTGTCACCCTGAGTAACGAGTAGATTATGAACTGCGTTCCATTTTTCGGCTGAGATCTTTTCGCCAGCTTTCATATCTTCGGCGGATCTTATAAAGTTAGGAATATATGTGATAGACATTACGACCTCCTATCTTAGGTACATTGTTCGATGTACCCAGGTATAACTCATGATTGTATAATCAGTTTGATTTCTGGAAATGATTTTAAATCTTGGAGAGTAACCTTTACCACCAACCGGCATACGCAATTTCCAAAGACTGAGTTCGGGGAACAATGACGCATCAAGTCCCCAAGTATTTAATCGAACTTCAGAATCAACATGTAGTTCGGGTTGGTAAACGGGATTAGGTGTAATATATAGTAGACCATATTTGGGGTCATCGGGGTCTGTTATTTGTTCTACAACATATTCGTACATCCCCATCTTTTCTACGTCGTCTACAGTAAAGGACATACTGAAATCAAGTGGGGAGCCTCCAAGATTGTTTATAAATATCTGCAATTCCCGATATCTCTTTTTATGCTCTTGGTTATATTCCCTGTTTCCGGTATCTAGAAACTGCCAATTCTGGAATGTAATCCCATCTTCTACGTCTTGAACAGATGCTTCAATGGTACTGGATAGGGATTTGGCAATTCTGCCTAACTGTTCGATTTTCTCCGGAAGTAACATATCCGTTAGGTTGTCTGCACATTGAATGGTAATATTATTCGGAACATAATAATCATGTTTGGTAAACGGATTATATTTGAAAAATTGAATACATCTTCCTGTAACAGTGCCTCCTATGGATTCATCTAATACAAATGTTTTAATGACAGGAGCATCATTATCTGGAAGGTCGTAATCAAAGATAAATTGATATTGATTTCCTCTAACCCATTTAATTAGTAAATCATCACCATTTCTTGTGGTATCTCGATACTCATCGCCTTGAATTGAGTTGATGATATATGTACGATCTAGGATCTTGAGTACTGTTCCGGAAGTGATAGGCGCAGATAAATTATATCTGAATGTCCTATCTTTTAAAGGCCACACTGTTTTACCGGAAGTAACATTTACCCAGTAGCCTTCAACTTCTTTTTCAAGTTGCCAGGACTCGGTAAGGGCCATATCTTTATTTACAAGATCTTGATAACGAATACCATAGGTATCATCTTTTTCCACTGGAATAACGATTCGTCTATCTGGGTTGAAAATGTATATGATACGGTTATGTGTTGCGGAATATTCTATTCCATCGGAGTATGTATAGACTCTTGCACCAGGATTAGCAAGATCGGGTCGAGAATAACGAAGTCGTTCTATGCCTCGGACATCTATTGTGCTTGTTCGTAAAATCATTTCATCTACAACTTTTTCATCAGAACCATCTACGTTAGTTGTAACCAGTTCTGTAAAGGTTTGAACTTCCAGGTTGTCAAAGAATGTAGAAGCCATCAACTCACCTTTTTGTGTAGCGTTATGTTTATAAGGTTTAATCAAATCTTGTCCTTCATAAACATATATTTTCCAAGTTCTAGAAACATAGTTGTATTGAAGGTCGATATGGATAAAACGTTCTTCGTATTTATAAACGTAAACATTATGGATATCTTCGTAATCCAAATAATTGTAATACGTTGCAAGTCTAAGAGACTCACTTAGATTTTGTTCTTTCAAAGCGGGGTATATCTGATCCAGATATTCGAAGACACGCTCTTGGAAATTATCCAGGAAATCTGTAATGGGTATAGATACGGGAGCCATGGTTAATTCACCTGTCATAGATATGGCTTTGGGAACCACCATATAATAGTAATTACCGGATTTGAAGAATACCATATTCTTAACCGGTTGAATTAAATGTCGATCCCATGGATCAATTGATAAATTATCTTGGACAATTGCTTTGTTCCAAGTCATACCATCTGGATTTGCTGTAATCATTACGATTTGTTTTGTAGTGAATACAAGCAATTTGCCCATATACTCTACTGCATGAATTACAGGAAAATCGAAGTTAATTGCGTTAGTAGGGTACGGGAAGTAACCAGGGTCATTTAAATCGCTCAGGAAGAGTATTTTGGGGTCTCTGGGTACTCCATAAATGTACAGTCGATTACGCCAGTAACCTAAACCAGTCGCTGTCTTCAGATCATAGTTAATGATTTCTGTATTCTCAAGAGACTTTTCAACAACTCTGTCCAGGAAAAATCCAACGAGTGTGGACGCTGTTACGGCAATCGCAAACGAATGCCCCGATCGGGTAAAGTAATCGACGCCCACATGATCGTCGGATCCAGGAGAAATTTGTTTATATATCTCGGCACGAATCATGATATCTTTCGATGGAAAGACTAGTGCTTTTTCCACAATGGGTAAGTCTGAACCATCGGCTCGACCAGTCATATCTATATATTGCGCATGAAATTCATTCCAACTGACGTCGGCTTGTTCACGCCACAATAGTTTAACTAACCATTTGTCATCACTAGGAATTGCGGTATAGTTTAAACGAACCTTATAAGACTTGTTCTTTCTGGGGTAAAGTTCGATATGCTCTGCTGCAACTCTGGTATCATACAGTAGTATTCCATTACAATCAATTTCAGTTACAGTAGAATCAACTTTGTTTACAAAAGTTTCAGGGTTATCCAATAACATATTCAAACCGTATGTTGCAGCTTCAGAGGCGTTGGGTTGCTTAATAGTGATTGGAGTCAATTCATATTGTCCTGATGTTTCGTCATACTTTGTTTTATATATGCAGATATTTTTATCAGTCAGTTCTGTTTTATCCTTCGTTAAGAAATAATAGGAACTACCAAAACCCCAACAACCGATTAACTCCGCTATGGATTCATTATCGCCCATGCCTAAGTGTTCTGAAATCTGAATAGGCACATTATGAATTTTAGCTTCAACCGGCTTATTAAATAAACAACCAGCTTGCACAGGATGATCGATATCTAATGTGTTCAGCATTGTGTACCCCAGTGAGATATTATCTTCTGGGATATCTTTGCGTACGCTCATTTTAAATGACTGAGCATCTCGTGCGTTAGAATTTAAAGCATCAGCACCAGATGCTACATAAAGATGTCCTGTATTATCTTCCTTGTTACAGCGAGCAACAATGAATTGATAGTGGGTCTTACCATCACTTTCGACAGTTTCGATTGCAGCATTTAACAGATACCCCGCATTAGCATCGTGATAATCAGATTCTGTAGATTCCGCAGCAATATTTGGAATGAATAACTTCGAAGATCTTAAACCTGGTCGAGGTTGTAGATTCTGACCATCATTGATGATATCAAAATTAACGATCGTTTTTACTTGGCCATCCGGCAGAGCGCCAAGAGTATCAGACATCCCTAACATGAAGTTGGATTCTGTGTTGTATCCTCTGGGTAAACGAGCGTTATATTTAAATGAGTTGGTTGTAATTTGTATTGCCATCGTTATTCTCCAAACTGGTTAAATGAGAACGGCATATTACCAGCACGGTAGTATTCGTCTTTAACCACACTTGCAGTAGTGTCTTTTTGGAACTCTTCAGGAACTTTGGCTAGGAAGTCTCGTTCCATTGTAAAAAGGGCATCTTTATATTCATAACCATACTTGTCGGCTGTGATAATACCCTCTTCATCTTGAATGTAGAATTTATACGCGGCGCCTTTGCATAAGACTCCACGGACATATTCGTCTGGAAAATACGGATAATCAATAACAGCCAGTGAAACAGGTTCACCAGCTTCAACTTGTGCTAAATCAAAAGCCTCGGAGACTGTTGGAAAAGTAGAGCAAAGTTTAGCATTTATTTCGTCACCTACCTCGTCAAGGTAAGTTATCATTCGTGTGTAACTAAGAGTTTCACCAGCTAACATTCCGTTAACTTTGTTCACAATCTTATTGATAAACATTGTTTCCTCCTAAAAAGATAAAGGGGAGGTTGCCCTCCCCTATCTTAGATAAGTCGTAAATCGCCGGGCGTAGTTTCTACGTTATTCTGGATATCGGACCGTCTCTCCTTCTTCAGGAGGAAGTTATCGATTTCTCGAATTTTGCGGAAGCCTTCCGCGGCGAAGCTTTTTGGAATGGATCTTGATCTTCCATCTAGCGGAACGAAGATTGCGAATCCATTTATCATGATTTTCATGTTCTCACCGAAATATGGTTTATACATAGGTGATGCTGAGAACATTACTTTGCCCTGTTCGAGGTAACTCTTTTTGAGAGCACGTCGTTGTCCTTCTGCCTGAACCAATGTTTTGGCCTTTACTGGTTTGGACGAGATTATCTCTACAGGTTGTTTTGCTTTTTCTAGAGCTTCCGCTTCATCTCTTTCCAGAGCTTCAACTTCAGACTCAATTCGGGTTTTAGCCATTTGGTATCCTCCTAACTAAAAGCCCCGTTTAGATGTTGCACTGAGTAGGCACGCAGATATAGTCTACGATTGCGTCAGTTCTGGTTGAGCCGAAGCCTACAGAATTGATCTTGAAACCGATTGACTGTCTCTGATCGATAGGATCCAAGACTCCGGATGAACCCTTTTGTTTAACGTACATCTTGGCTTGACCTTCGCCGGACAAACCTGTTCTGGTCAAGGCTTCTTTACCTACGATCAGTACATGCTGTACTTTGAATTCGGCCCAGTCAGAATGACCGTCATAGGTCAATCCTTCAATGTCCCAAACTTCCAGGTCTGGAATGAATGAGGCGTCTTTGCCAGTCAGACCATCAGTTACATAACCATCTGCGATGGTACATACTGTGGCTGTGGTTCCAACTTGGGTGTCGATCTTTGTATCCTGATAGATGGTAGCGAACTCTGGAGTTGCGCCATTCATTCTATAGATTCTCTTTGCAGGAGTAGCTACTTCGGAACCGGGTGCGCCTACCATGTCAACATAGTTGCCATGAGTCGGGCAGACCAGGGTTTCGTCAAAGCTGAATCCGAACATCGGGAACAGGATTGAACCACTATACATATCTTTGGTGTCTCGGTTGATGGTCATGTAATCTTTTACGGTTGCGTCAGACAGCATATCGTAGAAGAATTCCGGACCTGCGATAACCTGGAACATGCTATTGGCTCTGGGTTTTACCAACTGTCTTTTGAAGGACAGCCCGATCATTCTCAGATCAGTGATGTTGGGGATGCTATCGAAATCGAGTGCTTCGAAGCCTACGGCACTAGCAGCATACCATGGTTGAGCGATTGAGAACAAGCACTCTCTGGCAAGCATATCCAGTGTTTCGAGAACTACGATTGAGTACTCTTTACTGTAATGAGCAACAACGGGGTCAACTACTTCGAAATCTACTTTGTCAGTAAATTCCATAAATCGGCCATACTGGTAAGCGGTGATCTCGTATTTCTTTACGGATCCCTTATCAGATTTGGGAGGCACACCTTCCTCAAGCGGGGTAGTGTGAGCCTGTAAAGGAGCCCAACGTCTGAGTACCAATTTTTCGGCCTGGTTTTGGATTGGGGATTCGTCTGCAAGCTTGTAGTATTTAAACTCGCCTGCATCGATTCGGATGGTATCAAGCAATTGCTTTGAATAGAAGACTTCTGGACGAATCAGGTTAACCTGTTTGTTACCGTCTGTCAAACTACCTGAGCCATTGGATACCGCCCAGTTGGCACTGTTAGCTAACTCTACGACTGTGTTCAGATCGTATGTTGCGTTTAGTGCGTTTAGGGTTACACTGTTAGCCATAATAGGTTCCTCCATTTAGCTTTAGTTATAATTCAATGGTTTTAAAAAGTGCGTCTAGGTCTGCGACCGTTTCAATTCGCTTGGATGTGTCCACTTGCTTGCCTTTTCCGGGAAGCGTACCTGGGGCACGATTGTTCTTATCTGTTAAGACTTTTGCATCGGCAAGAGCTTTTGCCACCGCATTCTCAGTGATTTCTTTTTGGTGTCTCCGTAGATATTCCATTTCGAAATCGACATCAACTTCACGGGGATCTAAGTCTGCTTCAAGCAGTTCGTCTAAGAATGTGGGTAGGTCATCATCAGGAATCGAATATTTGTCTTGAAGTGCCAGTAGACTATCTTTCGATTTGGTATATCTGGTAACTTTCTGAGATTCAAGTCGATCTGCTCTGAGTCCTTCCAATTCAGCTAGGACTTCCGGAGAAGTTCCTTGTGATTTGGCTTTGGCCTGTAACACAACATTCTGGATTGTCGCGAGCAGAGTCTCCTGATCAACATTGACGTCTAAGTTTAGCTGTTCGGCTATTCCTTTGAGTGCTGCGCTGAACTGAGTATTCTGTATTCGCATTTTGGCGAAGGCTGCTGCATCTTTCGATTGCAGTCCCTTCATGGGATCTTTTGCTGCTGCAGGTTTTGCCGGTTGTTCCGGTTCATCTGCAGGTGGCTCTGCGTTGTCGTCCTCTTCGGTTGCATCTACGTCTGCTTCGTCGTTGGGTGCATCCTCATCGATTTCGTCTTCAGCAGGTGGGTCAGTTTCGGGTGGATCTTCGTCCATTTCTGCTGTTGGAACTTGAATCCCAAAGCTGGACATTAGATCTTCCTTTGTTAAGACTTCTGACATAGAACTCCTTTCTGTATAACGCGCCGACATTATACGGAGTCGCAAATCTTTTTACACACTTTTTATAGGGCGGAACCTAAACTTATTTGCTAAACATACATTACCATAAATGTCATAAAATGTCAAGCAAAAACACCCACATATAGTAGGTGTTTTGCCGAAAGGAGCTGTCAATGTCTAGCGGGGGAGATACCGCTTTTTTATAAGCCTTGGGATGGCATCATGCCACCACTCGCCATACCGCCTCCGGCTGGTTGCTGCATCATCTGTTCGAAAGGAGTTACAGCTCCCTGCCGTTTGGCGTCGAGTCCTTGAGAAGCCATGACTAACGCTTGGTTAGGATCCATGCCTTGTTCAAGTGCTCCGGCGTATTCGTAAACTACTTGGTTGGCGATGTCCAAAGAATCTTGCGCACGTTGTACGCCCATTCGTTTAAGCATCTGTTCTTTGTATGGGACATCCTGGTAACTAATCCATTCCTCTTCAGTAATGAGATCGATAGTGGAACCCTGTTCACGATACTGGATTTGTTTTTCCATCATGTTGTTGGCCCACATTTCAACTCGTTGTTTATTTTTGGGTAACTCTGAGGAGATCTGTAAGGAATAGTTGAAGAGGATGTCGTCGTCGATTTCTGGGAAGTCGAATTCTTTTGTGATCCAGGCGGGTGTCATTGGATCGGATTCGATTCCTTTTATATCTCTGAGATAGTAGGTTCGCTTTGGAGAATGACAGATCATATTCTTCAAAATCAACTTAGCGAGTCTACACGCGTATTCCTCATAGAGGATAATTTTAGGTGTGTCAATTAAGGTTACACGGTTGAACATTTCTTGTGTTCCACCGGTAGTGATAATTGAACCTGTGTCTCTGCCGGTATATCTACCATCAACTCCAGAAGAATCTTTGATGTTGTATCCGAGAGACTGCATTGCCATGGGTAGGGTATTGCTGGGGAATGGGAATTGATGGTAATGCACAGCTTTGGTTGCGTCGCCATTTACAATGAAGGTTCGATCTGCGTCATCACCGTGTTTGGTAAATGCTGCGATGTTCAATCCTGCCTGGCTGGAAACGAACTTGGGCGGTCTCTGGTTTTTGTACTCGGCTGTTAACTGAATACTTTGCATCATGTTATATGCCATGTTGTCCGCAAAAATCTTTGCAGGTTCGCTGACTCCAATGAGCCCGGATCCTGGTGTATTGCAGTACAGTTCAGCAAACGGATATTCATTTGGCAGAATCTCATCGATCTCATGCAAAATGTATTTGTTGTCTAAGGTGTGGACCTCACGAATTTTACCATTGGGTTTTCTGTACCACCAAATGATTAAATTGTAATGATCATTTGAAGAGGCTGTATTTGGTGAGTCCAATGCTTTTGGTAAATCCGTATTTGCCATACCTGCTTTGAAAGTAAATGCTTTAAACTTATCACGATATAAATCATTGGCAAGGAATATGGATTTATGATAACGATCATAGGTGCAAACCCAACCTGCGTTATCCAGGGTATCTGCAAACGGGTCTCTTCGATACTTCATCGGATCTATGTTTCGAATGAATACATTTCCTTTGACGTTGTCTTTGGTCATATCGAAACCGGGCATCTCTTTTGACCAACCTACTTGAGTGACGCCTAGGTTGAGAAGTGATGCTCGTTCACCTGCAAGGAATTGCTGGAAGCCAACTCTGGAAACATCCCAGAAATGATTCAGCAATGACGACAGATCAAGACATAAGTCTTTGTCTGACTCTCTGGTTGGAACGACGTCTGCTGATTTCGCAACTGTATATATGGAAGCCATGATGTTGTTCTTCACATATGATACCCAGTTGGTATCTGGCAGAATCTGATACACTGGAAACTTGGCGCCCAGTGCTCTCCAGATATCGCCTTTGTCAGTTGCATCTAACAGGACCATTTTCTTCTGGTCGCGCGAATAGTACGTTGTCGCAATATTCCAGAAGTCCTGTAGTTTAGATAAGACTTGTTCATCTCTGAATCTGCTATCGTCTATTTTAGGTTTACCGCCTTCACTGATTCCAGATCCAACACTGAGGACGTTGCCTCTGGCCTTATCTGTTTTGAACTTCGGTTCGAATTTATTTGCCATTGTTTGTGTCCTCCCTATCTAACATAATATCCTGCATGGCTTGTGTCATGCTGGTGAAAGTTTTTTCTAAATCTTTATCTCGAAGATCGCCCTTTTCGTCATACTGCGAATCTGAACCAGGGCTCACAGGTGTCTGGTACACCGGAGGATCTGCTTTCGGTATGTTGTAAACAACGTTGATACTAATGCCTTTACTTGCATAGACAATCAAACCGAATGCGATAATCAACATTGTAAATGCTATTAGAAATATATAGTCCATGGGTACCTCCTACCAACCGTAGTTGTAATCGACTTCCATTTCAAAGGGCATCTCTCGATGTTCTTGATAGTCGTCGTCATCAGATAATGCGTGAATCGCAAATTTTTTAATTGGGTCATATTCGCGGGATATGTCAACCCCGTATTTATTGTAGATTCCATAAATTAGATTCTTAGGATCTGAGGGAAGTTCCATGGTAATCCATTCCAGGGCATTGACACCATGGTTGTCTTTATCAACCGGTTTACCTGTAAATCCTGACAGGACACTTTCATCTGCAGCAAACTTGTAGTTTGCCATCTCGCGGTTGAGTCCAACGCAGGATCGGAAAATTCTTAACTTGCCCGATTCGATATATGTGTTAAGTCTGAAGACTCGCGCATCAACGTTCACTTGTCCGGGAACGAAGCTAATGCCGTAGTCAATGAAATGGTCTGCTAACGTCTTCTTATCATAGTCCCGTTTGGAACCGGACTTGGGATCTATGATTGGAGCGCCCAGTAATCCACCTATCGGAATGTCTTCCATTCCCTGTTTTAAAATGTTGGCTAACTCCTCAACGTTTTTATTGTTGGTTCGGATTTCTTTATAAAGGTAGACAATAGATTTCTGTTCGTCTATTGCTGCGAATAGGAAAACCGCATCATCTGCAAGACCGTAGTCAAAGGACACCATTCGTTTCCATTCCTTTGAGATGTCAAAATCATCCACAACGACTTTCATCGCACCAGGGTACACAAGCCCCTCGGCGTAAAGGAAACTGCCATAAATGAAACGGTTAACCCACCACAGCGGTTTATTTTTCGTATTCTGTTCAATGAAGTTCGGTGGTAAAAACTCATTGGCAGAAGTACTTGTGACATGAGTGGAAATATGTTTGTCTGCTCGCATGGGGTCAACTTCGAAAATGTCTATGACCTCACCATGCTTGAAAATGTCATCTGAATTAAGGAGGACGTTATCTCTAATCCACCCAGCGGACGGATTGGATTCGATGATTCCTTTAATCCAGTTGTGTTCGATTACAGGAATCAATACTCCATTGGCTGCCATTTTGCAGATTGGTTGGTTGGTGTTGGCATCCATAAGAGGTGAAGTTGCAGCAAGATTTCTAGCTCGTGTCTTGAGCTGTGTGAAACTCTGCTCCTTCACCTCGGATGCCTCAACAATCAGAAAGGACGTAAGATTATAGGATCTGAGCTTATCCGGGTCGTCGTACGGGCGGTACATAATCCGATGTCCATTCTGAAGGTCATAGTACTGTTTCTGTGTGTTGATCTTTCGTATGAATGCGATTGGCATATCCGCTTCGATTTCTCGTTTAATCGTCTGTTCATACTGGGATGCAACATTGGCGCCAATAAGTGTGTTACCGGCAGGGGTAATGAGGACGTGCTTATAAATTTCCTCGCGTGAGGTTAGAGTCTTACCGGAACCGTAACCCCCGAAATTACCAACGAACATATGTGGGTCTTCGTGGAATGCATGTTGGTGGGCTTGCGGAATGTAAGTATTGTAATAGGAATTACAATTCTTATTGGAACACTCTTTCCAGAACTCGGAAGGACCGGTGTTCATTGCTGTAGTGGGTTGCCACTTTTGTCCGCAACGGGGGCATCGTTCTAGCATGGTTTTCGGTTAGCCTGTTGTTTCTTGAGATACTCGGTTAATTGCATACCTGAAGTAGCGGCATCCTTAATGATTTTATTCTCAGCTTCAAGAATAGCCTCTTCAGTTAAATCTGGGATTTCTGAGGATGGGATGATGCCTTCCAGGATATTGGTGAATGCGATATTCATACGGTCGTACATATCGGTATTCATCATATCTTTTTGGGATTGGGGCACATTCTTGAGTATCATAGAAATGACCTTCACCAGCGCAGTTAATAACATATCAATTATTAATTGAGCAGGAAGGCCCTCGGAAAAGTCCAGTGCGAACTGACTGGTCTTTTGATTGTATGAGATTGTCATGTGTTTGGTAAATTTTGCCATATTGATGATCTCCTTTCGATATTTTGAGTTTAGCAAATATTTACAAAAATGTCAAGTGTTAGGGGTACCCCCCGTCTTCTATATACGGATTATTTTTCGGGTGTTTATTTGTTAGTTTATTGAACAACAAAAAGAATTAGGTATCCGATGGTTCTATATTTTGAGTAGGCATATTTTGTAAGTTTTATTGAACAACAAAATATATAAGTATTCTATATATGTATATAGAGTATAAGTGAAAATAGTAAATTTTAAACCCCACCCCTATGCCTAATAACGTTATTGTAAACAGTAACTAAGATAATCATGTCTTGGTTTATTTATTATTATTGTAGAAGGAGAAACAATAATGAAGATCAGAAAGTCAGAAGCTGTAACACAGCAAGTAGTTAATGTAGCATACGAAAATGCAAGAGTAGCATACTATGAATCAAAGATAGTAAATAGACAGTTTGCTGAACTCATGTTTAGAGCAGAGACATGCATCTATGCAGACACAGACTGTTATTGGGCAACATGTACATTCAACAACAAGAACATTCCACATGCTTGTATGTATTGTAAAGAGTTTGAAAGAAAGGCAGGTAAGTAACATGATGTATATTTATGAAGGCAATGCAATAAACATACTAATATACGTTATAGTAACAGTCGTTGTAGCAATAGCAGTTATAAAAGGAGAAATCAAATGAACAGATGTAAAGCAGGTTTAGTAGAAACAACATACATCAACAGTTATAAAGAAGTATTTATGCATGATGAGAATCAGTATGAGCCAGAACCTGCATGGATACGTAAGTCTTGGTTTGATGACTATGTTCATAACTTCGGACGTGGACAGGATTTCGGTATTGCTAATAGTATTAAAAGATTGGAGAAATAAAATGAATAAGAAAATATCATATGAACAACATCTACAGAATATCGCTACAGAATGTGGTGATCAGTACTACAACTGTAAATGTATTGTTGAAAATCTAGAACGTGCCTGTATTGAATCAGGTTTAATTAAATCTACATTATTGTTAGAAGAATACGCTGAAGATATTATGTAAGTGAAAGGAGAATCACTATGAAATTAATTCAAATCGTTAGAGTAAACGGAAATGCTCATGTAATTCCTGTAACAATTCCAGCCAAGGAAAAGCCTGTTGACTACCAATCAGTATTGTTCACTCACCCAGAGCTGGACAAGACAACTAATCAGTTCACTAACTATCTTGAAGAAGAAGCTAAGCTTACTGGCTTATCTACAGACTCAATGACATTCTGGGAAACAGGATACCTCAAATCTAACATATCAGATGAGATTGTACCAAGAAAAGAATTGGAAAGGAAATTGTTGGATACAGACTCTGGATTCTATAGTGAGGAGTTAACACACGCTTGGCGTTTGTTCTTAATGCAGAACCCAAGTAACATGATGCATTTCTTTGCTCCAAACTGGAACAGATGCACATGCGTCAAACCGGCTGTATGGCACAGTCAAGCTTTTTGTCCTATATGCGGAGCTGCAAACTTTCACTATGAAGGATATGTTGCAACCTATCATGGAAAATTGATAACTACACAAGACATTGTAGCCTTTAGCATTCCGGCTGAAGACTATGAACTACTGGAAGAAGTAACTGAGGAATACCTCGCCAGTGAACATCGTATGTTTGATACAATATCAGATGATCAGATAGCAGATCAGGATACAGTCATAAAGATTGTATTCAATAACAACTCTTACTAAACTATAATAGAAATCAGCCTCTACGATGTGGAGGCTTTTTTCTTGGCCTAGCCACAACTTACAGATCTACCCTCGTGTAGCAGTACTTAATTCTACTTCGGGAGTTTGAACACTTCGAATGTTTAAATGCAATAGTTTGAATTGTTTGTTCAATTGCTCGCTTCTGTCTGTCTTTCGCTGAAATTGCAAGTTTCAGTCCGTTTTTCCATTTTTTTCCATGGAAGTTTTTCACTTTGACTTTTTTTTTCGATTTTTTTTTTTTC